TCATAATAAATAGTAGTATGAAACTAGATTGGACCCATAATCAAGCAGAAGGTTTTATCTACTGCGAAATAGATAATATTACATACAAATCATATAATGGCGGCGATAATATCCTTAAAATTATTGACGGTAATGAAGTTAGTAACATGGGGAAATATGATCATGACGACCCATGGGAAGTTGAAAAACAATGGATTAGTGATAATTATTCAGACAGATTTGGCATATATGAACCTTTTATGGCCGGTCCACAACTAATGGAACAATGGCATAATGACCATCCAGAATATACCGAGGCGTTTCCTGCCTATGGTTTATTAGAAGGTAGATATTTAGACCGCTTACAGAGAGATTCTCATGTGCAAGTGGGCAAGGATATGATTACTGTATTATATGATCCTGCTGAAAAACTTCACATTGAGTGGGACAAGCATGGTACTGATAAATTCTATCGTAGAGAATGGTGTGAAGAAAATAATAGTTTCTACAATGTTCAACCTTGTTGTGTTTTTCCTAATAATCCTGGAAGGACTGAATTAAGCGACGAGGTAAAGACTTCTATGATTGAAGAAAATAAATTAGACTTGTCTATTATTTAAGCCTTTGCTAAACTAATACCTGTCGTACCTTCAAGATACTGATCAGCAAGATCCTTTAGTGTATCCATAGTGCAAAATACTTTTTCATTTGAAATAGTAATTTCTTTAGAAGCATCAGCACTAAACAACCACGGCATTAATCCTAATCCTTGTTGAGTAATTTGTACTGCCATAGGCTTTTCTATTGTGATACCATTTTCATCTTGACTGATAAAACGTGTAATGATTTCTGTATCGCTGGTTAATTTGATTGTGACAACGTCACCTTTTGTATGAGATTTATTTACTAACATGTGTTCCTCTGTGTGTGAATATTTATATTATAATGAAAAGCCGCTAAAGGATTCTTTGTCGACATCTTGTTTTGTACCACCAATTACATAACTGCTTATTTCAGTTTCTTGTGGTGCTACTTGGACTTCGCCACCTGTAATCCATGCTTGAGTCCAAGGTAACGGATTAGTGCCTGTGTTAAATATTTTTTCTTGTCCTACGGCATGCATTCTTTTACCTGCAATGTATTCTACATATTGTTTTAATAGTTCTGCATTTAATCCAATGATACTACCATCTTTAAACAAATAGTCCGCCCAATTCTTTTCTTGCTCTACAGCATCTAAAAATAGTTGTGTACATTCATCATATGTTTCATTGCGTATTTTTTCAAAGTCTTTGTCTTCGCGTGGTAAAAGTTTTAGCATTTGTTGTGTACTTGCTAAGTGAACGTTTTCATCTCTAGCAATTAGTTTGATAATTTTTGCATTACCTTCCATTTTCTTAAGTTCTGCAAAGGCCCAACTACATGCAAAACTAACATAAAAACGTACACCTTCTAAAATGTTTACACTCATTAGGCACATCCAAATACGTTTTTTGTGTTCGTACTCGCTGTATTTAGAACTGCCGTTTTCTCTAAGTCTGTTATATTCAATTAATGAATCGTAGTATTGTGTTATACTGTCTGAACAATCAATAATTTCTTTAATGCTCATCATTTCATCAAACACTTTACTAGGATCTGGGTACACATTTCTAATAATATGTGTATAACTTTTACTGTGAATAGTTTCTGAAAATGCCCATGTTTCGATCCATGTTTCTAATTCAGGTAAACTCACAATTGGTAGTAATGCCAAGTTAGGTGATCGTCCTTGTACACTATCTAACAGTATTTGTCTTTTTAAATTACTAGTGAAGATATGTTGTTCAAAGTCTGTTAAGTCTTTAAAATCCTTGCTGTCTTTGGTAATATCAACTTCTTCTGGACGCCAAAAGAAACCTAATTGTTTTTCTGTAAGTTTATCAAACTGTCTATATTTTAAAACATCAAATCGCTGAATGCCCATGTCTTCTGATAGAAACATTTTACTTTTGTCAGTATATTTTGATTTAGTATTAAGTACGCTCATTAAATTTTACAACTCTCACAGTCTTCATCATCGATTTCCCCCATTGGCAAATCTTCTAGTTTATCATCTTTGTTAATATCAATCTCACCTTGTCCGTCATATGTATTATTGTAGTATAACTGTTTACCACCATACTTATAAAACATAAGAAGATCCTGGATCAGTACGCTCATTGGTACTTTTTCATCTTCGTAGTGCTCTGGATTGTATGATGTATTTACCGAAATTCCCTGATCTATGTACTTTTGAAGTACAGCCATTATTTTTAAATATCCTTGTGGCGACTTTTGATCCCACAGTAAGTCATACTTGTTTTTATAGTAAGGAAAGCCAGGTACTACTTGCTTTAATACACCGTGTTTACTTTGCTTGATACTAATGTATCCACGTGGTGGCTCAATTCCATTCGTGCTATTACTAATCTGTGCTGATGTTTCAGCAGGCATAAGTGCCATTAACGTGCTGTTTCTTATACCATGCTCCTTCAAATTCTTTCTAAGTTCTTTCCAATTTTGTCTTTCTTTATGTGGTACTAATTCGTCGACATCTTTTTTGTATGTTTGGTTAGGAGTAATGCATGAACCGTATTTTGTTTCGTTTGTGCCTGAACATTTGCCTTTTTCCATTGCTAGTTTGTTACTGGCTTTGATTAAACTATAACTCCATGCCTCTGCCCACTCGTCAATTAGTTCCAAGTTTGGCTCTTGATATGTCATGCCATGCTTTGCCATCCAATATGCAAAGTTAATAATACCAATTCCCAGTGGTCTTCTCTTCATTGTGCTGAGTTCTGCCGCCAATACTGGGTATTGTTGATAGTCTAATAGTTCGTCTAAACCCCTAACTGCAAGTTTACATACTTTGTTCATTTCTTCAAAGTCTTTAATAACACCCCAATTGACTGCACTCAACGTACACAAACTGATCTCGCCCTCTTCATCATTGATATGTGTTAGTGGCTTAGTGGGTAAATTAATTTCACAGCATAAGTTACTTTGTCTAACTGGTGCTACATCTTCAATAAATGCACCATGTGTGTTAGCATGGTCGACGTTCATTAAGTAAATTCTACCTGTGTCTTTGCGTTCTTGAACGAACGCAGAAAACAATTCAATAGCAGGAATAGATTTTTTCCTAATGCTAGTTTTACGTTCAGCCGCTTCGTATAATTCTTTAAATTTGTCTTGATCAGCAAAGAAACTTTCGTATAATTCAGGTACATCTTTAGGCGAGAACAATGTAATGTTACCGCCACTTATGAGTCTTTCGTACATTAGTTTGTTAAACTGTACACCGTAGTCCATGTGTCTAACACGATTGTCCTCTGTACCTTTGTTGTTCTTTAATACTAGCAAATCTTCTACTTCTAAATGCCAGATAGGATAGTATAATGTAGCGGCTCCGCCTCTTACACCACCTTGACTGCAACTCTTAACTGCTGATTGGAATAGTTTATAGAAGGGGATAACTCCTGTGTGAGTTGCGTCTCCACTCCTAATAGGCGAGCCAATTGCTCTAATGCTACCTGCACCTATGCCAATGCCTGCTTTTTGACTTACATACTTAACTACAGCACTAGACGTTGCGTTAATGCTATCTAAACTGTCATCAGTTTCAATTAGTACACAACTACTAAACTGTCTTTGTGGTGTACGCACACCTGCCATAACTGGCGTAGGCAAGGAAATTCTAAATGTGCTGATAGCATCGTAGTATGCTTTCACATACGCCATTCTTTTCTTTTCAGGATATCTACCAAACAATGTAGCCGCAATCATCATGTATGCTACTTGCGGTGTTTCGTAAATTTGACCAGTTGCTCTGTTCTGTACTAGGTACTTGCCACGGAACTGTTCCATAGCCGCATAAGTCAAATCTTCATCGCGTTCATGTTTGATATAAGATTGTAATTGATTTATTTCGTCTTTGGTGTAGAGGTCTGTGAACTCTGAATCATAAAAGCCATCATCAATATTTTTTTGTACAATATCACAAAGACACGGTGGCTCAAATGTGCCATATACTTGCTTACGCAAATGATAGTTGATTAATCTACCTGCTACATACTGATAGTTTGGTGTCTCTTCTGATATAAGATCTGCTGTACTTTTAATTAATGTTTCTTGGATATCAGTAGAGTTGATGCCATCATAGAATTGTATTTGGCTATTGATTTCGACTTGTGATGCACTAACGCCAGTAAGGTCTTCTACTGCATACATCACGACCTTGTGTAATTTGTCGATATTTAGGTCTTCTCTAGTGCCGTCTCTCTTTGTAACTTTCATGAATCTTTGTGAGTTTTTCCTGTCTAATAATTTCTCTAACTGTTATGTAATTATCAAAATTTTCAATATTTACACTTGTATTCGGTAAAATGTTATAATAACATACTCCGTCAAAAAACACAAGTCCTTCATGATAAATTTCTTTATTTTCGGCTACAAGCCACCTTACGTTTTTTGTATCTATGTACTCTAATTGTGCTAATGTATGATACAATAATATTGCTTTACCACTCATACAAAACATTTCTGCTTCAAGTACTTCCCATGGTGTAGGCCAAGTACCTGGCGTAAAATAGTCAAAAGTTCTAGGTTTTGTTTCTATTCTATTGATGTATTGTAACACATTTTTCAACGATGGGCGACCATTTTTATATTCTCGCCATATTGACAATCGTTGTTGGGGATTAACTATTTTGTCAAGCAATTATCCCAGCCACTTTCTAACTAAATATTTTACTGTTGCTGGTTGGTAACTGCCGCCTTGCTGTAACCTGTTCTCTGCTGATAATCTAATATTGTTTCCGTTCATATCGACTATAAAATCAAATGTTCCTGTGTATCCATTACTTAAAACAGCACCAGTGTCATTGAGAGAAGCATCACCGCCGTCTATATCTAAATCACCTGTAATATGTAATGTACCAGTCCTGCTGTAACCATTACCAGAACCTGTTGATGATTTTACTGAGTATTCTACTATAATGCTGTCAACATCAACTGCTCCAAATGTTACTACAGAACTATTACCAGATGCGGCTCCTGTAATGTTTGTTGATATCGCTTCGAATAATGAATTAGCAGAACCTGTAAGTAATACTGCATAATCATCTTGTGTTAATAATCGTTGATTTGTTTTGATATTTGTCAATCCAGTTACTGTTGCATTTGCACTAGCACCGAATAGTTTATTTGTAATTGTTGAAAAGTTTTCTGCTTCTTGATTACCAGTAAAGGTAATTGATAGATTTTCGCTACTTCTCACAGGAGTATATGCACTGACTCTAGTGGCTCCTGAATTAAATTTATTGCCTACCTCTGCGGCAACAAACATATTAAATGCTGGATCATTTAATGAGTCATGTAGCCAATCTTCTAATTGGCCTTTTACGGAATTATTTGCTCTATTGTATGCACCTGCTGGTATTTTCAGTGTAGTTGCATCGCTACTTACTGCGTATGAAATAGAAAATTCTTCATCTGAAGAGATGTACCAGTATGTGCTACTCGATGTCGACACATTACTTGCTGTTGCATAAGTATTTGATGCCGCTGTATTGACTTTATTAATTACATCTGCTATTGTTGTTACTGACGTTAAATCAATAGTAGTAACAGCACTTGTAGATGCATTAGTTATTTTTATGTCTGTTAAACTACTTAAACTAGCAGTAATTTCTGTTGATTCTGCATAAACTTCTACATGCTTGTTTTCTAAACCAATAAATGCTGTGCCAACTTCGTAATCTGCTCTGATATATGCATTGTTGAGTTTCCTATAATCAGCAATATTTTTTGCATCATAAAATCCTAATGTAGCAGTTGTGCCTACGTTACTTTGATCATTTAATACACTAATAATATCAACATTACTGTAATAGTTTATGGTAATATCGTCTGTGCCTGTTGGATTTGTTCCAAACGTAACAGTTGTATTTTGCGAATCATCCATTGGAGACGAAACAAAGAATTCGTTATTAAGTAAGTTTGCTGATGTTCTTGATGCATTTGTACTTAATGCAATACCGTTTTTAGCACCTGTAAAATCTGTTGACGCAAATGCTTCGCCATCAAAAACATTTTTGATATTGGAGGTATTTCCAGCAGTAACACTTGTATTAAATACAGGATGTCCGTGTGCTTGTCCACTTGCACCAGTAACTACAAAAGTTGTGTTATTAGTTGCTCCATTAAATGTGCCTACACCAAATCTTTTACTAGGCATAATAAGCCTTACAAAATTATTATTTAAATATGAATTTGCATAGTTGTATCCGTTTGTAATATTATTAATAGATACTGCATTTGCATTTTGAGCCGTGACTCCAATTTCGGGATCTAATCCTATGAAAACTTCTTTGCTATCTGATGCTAATGCAACTTCACCTGGTCGTAAAGGTTGAGGCAAATCTATACGATTGCCTCTTCGTTGTTGCATTCTTGATATGATTATTTCTTTGTCTGCCATACAACTATTTATCTTTTTTGTTTACTTTGTGGAGATGCCATCTTCTTTGTCTTCCATATAATACGAATTCTGTGTGACTTATAATATCATCACCGTACTCACGGTAGTACTGATCATCAATAGTGTATGATTGTTTTTTGTAAATTAAGTCATCTTCGTTATTAAAAGTGTAGTCATATAAATTAGTCAACGTGTCCATACTGCCCTGTTCTTTATAATAATTGCCCCAGTATTTTACTCTGTGTTTAGATATATGATTATAATCTTCAATAATTGTTTTGTCTACATTCCATTTTTTTGAAACGTACTCACTTATTTTATCTATAAAATATGGAACTTTTTTATTATAATGAAGTTGCATAGGAATAATATATGGTATTGCCCAACTGTAAATTTTTATTGCATCTTCTC